ATGACGCACGAGACAGCTCCGGCCACGGCGCCGGACGCTTCGATTTCGACTCCCTTCGCGCTGAGGTCGGGCGCCGCCTTGCTCGCCTCCGTGCCGCAGAGCGTTCAGGAGACTTTTCTGGATACTCTGGATGAGGAGGCGCTGGGCGCGCTGCCCTTCCTGTTCGAATTCTGGGCGATGCCGCACCAGCTGGCCCCGGAGGGCGACTGGCGTAGCTGGGTGATCCTGGGGGGGCGCGGTGCCGGCAAGACACGCGCCGGGGCGGAATGGGTGCGGGCCGAGGTGGAGGGCGCGCGGCCCGAGGACCCGGGCCGTGCGCGCCGCGTGGCGCTGGTGGGCGAGACGCTGGATCAGGCGCGCGACGTCATGGTCTTCGGCGAAAGCGGCCTGCTGGCCTGTTCGCCCCCCGACCGTCGTCCGCGCTGGGAGGCGGGGCGGCGGCGGCTGGTCTGGCCGAACGGGGCCGAGGCGCAGACCTTCTCGGCCCATGATCCCGAGGCGCTGCGCGGTCCGCAGTTCGATGCTGCCTGGGTGGATGAGCTGGCGAAGTGGAAGAAGGCCGAGGCGGCGTGGGACATGCTGCAGTTCGCGCTGCGGCTGGGCGAGGCGCCGCGGCAATGCGTGACGACGACGCCGCGCGACGTGGCGCTTCTTAAGCGGTTGCTGGAGTTGGACAGCACCGTGGTGACCCAGGCGCCGACGGAGGCCAACCGCGCCAACTTGGCGCAGAGCTTCCTCGAAGAGGTGCAGCGGCGCTACGCCGGGACCCGGCTGGGACGGCAGGAGCTGGACGGCGTGCTGGTGGACGGCGCCGAGGACGGGCTGTGGCCGGCGGCGGTGCTGGAACGGGCCACTTCCGAGATCGACTGGTCCCCGGACCGCGTGGTGGTGGCGGTGGATCCGCCGGTGACGGGCGGCCGGGCCGCGGATGCATGCGGCATCGTGGTGGTCGGGGCGCGCACGGAGGGGCCGCCCCAGAATTGGCGGGCGGTTGTGCTGGAGGATGCGAGCGTCGCCGGCGCCTCGCCGATGGCCTGGGCCGAGGCAGCGGTGGCTGCCGTGCACCGCCATCAGGCCGACCGGCTGGTGGCCGAGGTCAACCAGGGCGGCGAGCTGGTGGAGAGCGTGATCCGGCAGGTGGATCCGCTGGTGCCCTACCGCGCCGTCCATGCCAGCCGCGGCAAGGCGGCGCGGGCCGAGCCGGCAGCGGCGCTGTACGAGCAGGGGCGGGTCGCGCACCGGCGGGGCCTGGGAGAGCTTGAGGCGCAGATGGCGCAGATGACCGCGGAAGGGTTCCAGGGCAGCGGCTCTCCCGACCGGGTGGATGCGCTTGTCTGGGCGCTGCACGACCTGATCCTGGAGCCGGCGCGGCGCTGGCGCCGGCCGCAGGTGCGCATGCTCGGCTGAGCCGGGCGCGAGATTGGCGACGAGATGTGGGGCGTGGCCCGCCGGAGCGATCCGGCGGGGCCTTCGTGCTGCGCGGTGATCGAGAAGGAGCGAGCATGTTCGGATTTCTGAAGCGGCAGGCGGCGGAGCCTGAGGAGACCAAGGCGAGTGCCACCGGCCGGGTTGCCGCCTGGGGCATCTCCGGCCGGCCCGTCTGGGGCCCCCGAGACACCGCGACCCTGGTGCGCCAGGGATTTGGCGGCAACCCGGTGGGGCACCGCGCGGTGAAGCTGGTGGCCGAGGCGGCGGCGGCGCTGCCCTTGATCCTTCAGGACCGCGTACAGCGCTACGAGACGCACCCGCTGCTGGCGCTGATCGAGCGGCCGAACCCGGGACAGGGCCGGGCGGAGATGCTGGAGGCGCTTTACGGCCAGCTGCTGCTGACCGGCAACGCCTTCGTGGAGGCGGTGGGTGCCGCGATGCCGGTGGAGTTGCACGTGCTGCGTTCGGAGCGGATGCGGGTGGTGCCCGGCAGCGATGGCTGGCCGGCGGCCTACGACTACACCGTGGGGTCCCGCACCCATCGCTTCCAGGTGGGCGAGGGCGCCTCTCCCATCTGCCACATCAAGGCCTTCCATCCGCAGGACGATCATTACGGGCTGAGCGCGCTGCAGGCCGCGGCCAACGCGGTGGATGTGCACAACGCCGCCTCGCATTGGTCGAAGGCGCTGCTGGACAATGCCGCCCGGCCCTCGGGCGCCATCGTCTACACTGGCGGCGACGGTCAGGGCGGGCTGTCGGCCGACCAGTACGACCGGTTGCTGTCGGAAATGGAGGCGCATCACCAGGGCGCGCGCAACGCCGGCCGGCCGATGCTGCTGGAGGGCGGTCTGGACTGGAAGCCGATGGGCTTCAGCCCGTCGGACATGGAGTTCCAGAAAACCAAAGAGGCCGCGGCGCGCGAGATCGCCGTGGCTTTCGGCGTGCCGCCGATGCTGCTGGGCATCCCCGGCGATGCGACCTACGCCAATTACCAGGAGGCCAACCGTGCTTTCTACCGCCTGACGGTGCTGCCGCTGGCCAGCCGCGTTTGCGCGGCGCTGTCGGCCTGGCTGGGCGACCACGGCGGCGGGGCGGTGGACCTGCGCCCCGATCTCGACCAGGTGCCGGCGCTGGCCGCCGAGCGGGACATGCAGTGGCGGCGCGTGGGCGAGGCCAGCTTTCTCAGCGACGAGGAGAAGCGCGTTCTGCTGGGGTTGCCGCCCCGGGGGTGAGCGTACGGTGGTCTAACCATTCCCGAACCCCAATGCGGGATAACGGGGCAAGAGCGGGGGACGAGCGATGGAACTGGAGCGGAAGTTCTGCGGGCCTGAGGGCGGGCTGGAGGTGAGGGATGGCACGGAGATCTCCGGCCATGCCTCGCTGTTCGGCGCGGCCGACCAGGGTGGCGACGTGGTGGAGCCGGGGGCCTACGCGGCCTCGCTGGCGGCGCTGGCAGCGCGGGGCGGGCGGGTGAAGATGCTGTGGCAGCACGATCCGGCCCAGCCCATCGGCGTCTGGGACGAGGTGCGCGAAGATGCCCGAGGCCTGTTCGTGCGCGGCCGCATTCTGACTGATGTGGCGCGGGGCCGTGAGGCGGCGGCGCTGCTGGCCGCCGGGGCGATCGACGGGCTGTCGATCGGCTACCGCACGCGGCGCGCGGTGAAGGATGCCGGCGGCGGGCGGCGGCTGGCGGAGGTGGAGCTTTGGGAGGTCTCGCTGGTGACCTTCCCGATGCTGCCGGAGGCGCGGGTGGCGCGGAAGGCGGAGGCCGGCGGCGGCGAGGCCCTAGCGGGGCTGGCCGCGGCGCTGCGCGCGGCGGGCCGCGAGCTGGCGCGCGGCTGACAGGAAACGATCCAACCAGGAGGAGCCATGATGGCCAGGACAGACGCCGCGGCAGCGGCCGGGGAAGGTGCGTCCGCGCAAGCGATGTCGCCTGCCGATGAGGTGAAGGGGGCGATGGCGGATTTCGTCAACGATCTGCGCCAGTTCCGCGCCGACATTCACGAGAAGCTGGAGCAACAGAAAGAGCAGATGACCATGCTGGAACGCAAGACCGCCCGGGCCCGGCGCCCGGTTCTTTCCACCGCCGCGGCAGAGCTGGACGCCCCGCATCAGAAGGCCTTCGCCGCCTATCTGCGCTCGGGCGATGCCGATGGCTTCCGCGCGCTGGAGATCGAGGGCAAGGCGATGAGCACCGCCGTGGCAAGCGATGGCGGCTATCTGGTGGACCCGCAGACCTCGGACATGATCCAGTCGGTGCTGCGGTCTTCGTCCTCGCTGCGGTCCATCGCGAATGTGGTGCAGGTGGATGCCACCTCCTACGACGTGCTGATCGACACCAGCGAGGCGGGCGCGGGCTGGGCCACCGAAACGGCGGCGACGACCGAGACCGGCACCCCGAGTGTCGAGCGGATCTCGATCCCGCTGCACGAGCTTTCGGCACTGCCCAAGGCCTCGCAGCGGCTGCTGGACGATTCCGCTTTCGACGTGGAAAACTGGCTGGCCGGGCGCGTGGCGGAGAAGTTCGTGCGGGCCGAGGCGGCCGCTTTCGTTTCCGGTGATGGGGTGGACAAGCCCAAGGGGTTCCTCGCCCATACCGCCGTGGCCGACGGCAGCCAGGTCTGGGGCCAGCTGGGCTATGTTGCCACCGGCGTCGACGGTGGCATTGGGGATGGCGATGCGCTGATCGACCTCGTCTATGCGCTGGGTGCGCGCTACCGCGCCAACGGCACCTTCGTGATGAATTCGAAGACCGCCGGCACGATCCGCAAGATGAAGGACAGCGACGGCCGCTTCCTGTGGTCCGACGGGCTGGCGGCGGGCGAGCCGGCGCGGCTGCTGGGCTACCCGGTGCTGATCGCCGAGGACATGCCCGACATCGCGTCGAACGCCGTCTCGGTCGCCTTCGGCGATTTCGGCGCCGGCTACACGGTGGCGGAGCGTCCCGACCTGCGCATTCTGCGCGATCCGTTCTCGGCCAAGCCGCATGTGCTGTTCTACGCCACCAAGCGCGTGGGCGGCGATGTGAGCGACTTCGAGGCGATCAAGCTGCTGAAGTTCGGCATCAGCTGAGGCGGCCATATGGCGCCCGGGGGCAGTGGGGCCCCCGGGCGATGAGGGGGCGGCTGCGCCCGCCCCGGGCCGGGATAGCGGAGAGATTTCATGATATTGACCGAGCAGGCGGCGGTGCCGCTGGCGGCCCTACCGGTGGCGGAATTTCGCGATCACCTGCGCCTGGGCACCGGCTTTGCGGATGACGGGTTGCAGGACGCGGTTCTGGAGGCGGCGCTGCGCGCGGCGCTGGCGGCGATTGAGGGGCGGACGGGCAAGGCGCTTTATGCCCGCAGCTTCCTGTGGGCGCTGGACGCCTGGCGGGACCTGTCGCGGCAGGGGCTGCCGTTGGCGCCGGTCAGCGCCATCCAGTCGCTGACCATCGTCGACCGCTTCGGCGTCGAGACGCTAACCGATGCCGAGGCCTATGTGCTGGTGCAGGACACCCATCGGCCGGCGCTGGTCTCCACCGGTTTCCTGCTGCCGCAGATCCCGGTGGCGGGGCGGGCCGAGATCCTGTTCGACGCCGGTTTCGGCAGCGCTTGGGCCGACATCCCCGCCGACCTGCGGCAGGCGGTGCTGATGCTGGCGGCGGATTACTACGAGCGACGGCTGGAGCCGGGCGGCGAGGCCGGCTGGCCCGCCGCGGTGACCGGGCTGCTGGCGAAATGGCGCAACATCCGGTTGTTCGGGGGGCTGGCATGAGGCCGCCGGTGTTGAGCCGCGCGCTGGTGCTTGAGGCGCCGGGCCAGGCGGCCGATGGCGCAGGCGGTTATGCCGAGGCCTGGACGGCGCTCGGCACGCTTCGGGCCGATGTGCAACTGCGCTCGGGCCGGGACACGGCGGGGGCGGCGGGGGCGCAAGGTTTGACCTCTTACCGCATCGTGGTGCGGGCGGCGCCGCCCGGTGCCCCCTCGCGTCCGCAGGCGGGCCAGCGGTTCCGCGAGGGCGGCAGGCTGTTCGCCATCCGCGCGGTGGCCGAGGCCGGCGGCGCGGGACGTTTCCTTGTCTGTTTCGCGGAAGAGGAGGTTTCGGCATGAGCTACGGCACGAGCGGCGCGTTGCAGGCGGCGATCTACCAGAAGCTGCTGGCCGACACCGCGGTGCAGGCGCTGGTGGGCGCGGCAATCTACGATGCGCCGCCCTCGGGCATTCTGCCGGCCACCTATGTGACGCTGGGCGCCGAGGATGTGCGCCAGGCTGCCGATGCCGGCGGCGCGGGCGCCTGGCACGACATCACCGTCGAGGTGCATTCCGATGCGGCGGGCTTTGCCACGGCGAAGGCCGTGGCCGGGGCGGTCTGCGATGCGCTGGACAACGCGGCCCTGGTGCTGGCGCGGGGCCGGTTGGTGGGCATGCGGTTCCACCGGGCGCGGGCGCGGCGGATGGGAACCGGCGACCGCCGGCGGATCGACCTGCGCTTCCGGGCGCGGACGGAAGACGATTGAGCATCAAGCAGGAGGCAAGGACATGGCAGCGCAGAACGGCAAGGATTTGTTGCTGAAGGTCGACCTGACGGGGGGTGGACAGTTCGAGACGGTGGCGGGGCTGCGGGCGACGCGGATCTCGTTCAACGCCGAAAGCGTGGACGTGACCAGCCTGGAAAGCCAGGGCGGCTGGCGCGAGCTTCTGGGCGGGGCTGGCGTGAAGTCGGCCACGATCTCCGGCTCTGGCGTGTTCAAGGACGACGCGACGGATGAGCGGGCGCGGGCGATCTTCTTCGGCGGCGAAACCCCGGATTTTCAGGTGGTCATCCCGGATTTCGGCACTGTTCAGGGCCCGTTCCAGGTGACGGCGCTGGACTACGCCGGCACCCATGACGGCGAGGCGACTTATGAGCTGGCGCTGGCCTCGGCCGGGGTGCTGGACTTCACGGCGCTGTAATGGCGAACCCCTGGGCAGGCGAGGTGGAGCTGGTGATCTCCGGCGAGCGGCACGTGGCCCGGCTGACGCTGGGCGCGCTGGCCGAGCTGGAGGCGGAGTTGCGGGCCGACAGCCTCGTGGCGCTGATCGAGCGTTTCGAGGGGGGCGTGTTTTCTACCCGCGACGTGCTGGCGGTGCTGGTGGCGGGCCTGCGCGGCGGCGGCTGGCGCGGCACCGCCGCGGATTTGCTGAGCGCCGAGGTGGCCGGCGGGCCGGTGGCGGCGGCGAAGGCGGCGGGGCAATTGCTGGCGCGGGCCTTCGCGCTTCCGGATGGCGATGCGGTTTGACTGGGCGGCGCTGATGCGCGCCGGGATCGCGGGCCGGGGGCTTGCGCCGAAGGACTTCTGGGCGCTGACCCCGGCCGAGCTGTTGATGATGCTGGGCCGCGCCGGCGGGGCGGCCCCGATGGGGCGTAGGCGCCTGGCCGAGCTGGCCGCCGCCTATCCGGACAAGCTGGGGGGGACGAATGGCGGAGAGTGAGAAGCTGGAGGCCTTGGACGTGCAGCTGGAGGAGCTGGAGACAAGCGCCGGCGGGGCGCAGGTGGTTCTGGCTGCGTTCCAGGGTGAGCTGCGGCAGATGCAGGCCACGGTGGTCGATACCGGCCGCGACGTGCGGGTTTTGAGCGGCGGCATCAGCCGGGGGTTGCGGCGGGCGATCGACGGCATGGTGTTCGACGGAATGAAGCTGTCGGAGGCGCTGCGCGGCGTGGCGCAATCCATGGCCGATGCCGCCTATAATGCCGCGCTGAAGCCGGTGACCAGCCATGTCGGGGGTCTGTGCGCGGGCGGGGGGGGGGCGCTGATGGGCGGGCTTTCGCCGTTCGCCCAGGGGGGCGCCTTCACCCAGGGGCGGGTCATCCCCTTTGCCACGGGCGGCGTTGTTTCCTCGCCCGTGATGTTTCCCATGCGCGGCGCGACCGGGCTGATGGGCGAGGCCGGACCCGAGGCAATCATGCCCTTGTCTCGGGGCGCCGACGGGCGGCTGGGGGTCCGGGCCGAGGGCGGCGGGCGCGCGCCTTCCGTGGTGGTCAACATCACCACGCCCGATGTCGAGGGCTTCCGCCGCTCGCAATCACAGGTCGCGGCGCAGCTAACGCGCGCGCTGGCGCGCGGTCAGCGCAACCGCTGAGGAGGATGCATGGCTTTCCACGAGGTGAGATTTCCCGACGGGCTGAGCTTCGGCTCTGTCGGCGGGCCGGAGCGGCGCACGGAGATCGTGACGCTGGCCAACGGCTTTGAGGCGCGCAACACGCCCTGGGCCCATGCGCGCCGTCGCTACGACGCGGGGCTGGGGCTGCGCAGCCTGGAGGACGTGGAGGCGCTGATCGCCTTTTTCGAGGCGCGGCGCGGGCAGCTGCACGGGTTCCGCTGGAAGGATTGGGCCGATTACAAATCCTGTTCCGTGACGGCCGAGCCGGCCTATGGCGATCAGCTGATCGGCACCGGAGACGGAGGAACGCGCGCCTTCCAACTGGCCAAGACCTATGGCGCGGGAGACACCGCCTATGCCCGCCCGATCGCAAAGCCGGTGGTCGGCACCGTGGCGCTGGGGCTGGAGGGCGATCTGGTGCGCGAAGGCGCCGGCTTCTCGCTGGACCCCGCAACCGGCGTCGCCACGCTGGACGTCGCGCCGGCGGCAGGCGTGCTGGTGACGGCGGGGTTCGAGTTCGACGTGCCGGTGCGCTTCGACACGCCGGTGATCCAGGTGTCCGTGGCCAGCTTCAAGGCGGGCGAAGTGCCGAACGTGCCGGTGGTGGAGGTTCGGGTCTGATGGCGGTCTCGGCGAAACTTCAGGCGCATCTGGACAGTGGCGCTACCAGCCTGTGCCGGTGCTGGCGCATCACCCGGCGTGACGGCGCGGTGCTGGCTTTCACCGATCATGACGCGCAGGTCGGCTTCGACGGCATCGTCTTCCGGGCGCGCGACGGGCTGAGCGCGCGGGCGCTGGAGCAGACCACGGGGCTGTCGGTGGACAATAGCGAGGCGGCGGGCATCCTTTCCGACAGCGGGTTGATGGAGGCTGACATTCTGGCCGGGCTTTACGACCGGGCCGAGGTGGTGGCCTGGCTGGTCAACTGGGCGGATCCGGCGGAGCATGCGCTGCTGCTCCGCGGCACGCTGGGCGAGATCGAGCGCGACGGCACCGCCTTCCGGGCCGAGTTGCGGGGGCTGGCCGAGGCGCTGAACCAGCCGCAGGGGCGGGTGTTCCAGAAGCCTTGTTCGGCCATCCTGGGCGATGCGGACTGCCGGGTCGATCTGGACGCGCTTGGCTATTTCGACGAGCGGCCGGCAGAGGCGGTGGAGGGCGACCGCGTGCTGCATTTCGCGGATTTCACCGGCTTCGCCGATCGCTGGTTCGAGAAGGGGCGCTTGCTGGTGCTCTCCGGCGCGTCCGAGGGGGCGGTCGCCGTGATCAAGAACGACCGGCTGGAGGGCAGCGCGCGGCGGGTGGAGTTGTGGCAGGCGCTGCCGGCTGGGCTGGTGGCCGGCGACATGCTGCGGCTGGAGGCGGGATGCGACAAGCGGGCGGAGACCTGCCGGCTGAAGTTCGACAACCTGCTGAATTTCCGTGGCTTCCCACATATCCCGGGCGACGATTGGCTGATGGCCCATCCTGCCCAGCCAGGGGCGAATGACGGCGGGAGCCTTCAGGGATGAGCCGGGTGGTGGAAGCGGCGCGGCGCTGGATTGGCACACCTTACGTGCACCAGGCGTCGGTTCGCGGGGCGGGGGCCGATTGCCTGGGGCTGGTGCGCGGCATCTGGAGGGAGCTGTTCGGGACCGAGCCGGAGCCGGTGCCGCCCTATGCCGCCGACTGGTCCGAGGCCGGGCGAGAGGAGCGGCTTTGGCAGGCCGCCGCGCGGCACCTGCACCGTCTGCCCCAGGGCGACGTGGGCCCGGGCGAGGTCCTGCTGTTCCGCATGCGGCAGGCGGGCGTTGCGAAGCATCTGGCCATCGCCTCGGCGCCGGACCGGTTCATCCATGCCTACAGCCGGCACGGGGTGATCGAAAACACGCTGAGCGCGCCCTGGCGACGGCGGATCGTCGCCCGCTTCGCCTTTCCCTTCGACGACAGGAGGTCCTGATGGCCACGATACTTCTCTCCGCGGCGGGCGCGGCGGCCGGCGCTTCGCTGGGCGGCAGTGTGCTGGGGCTGTCCTCGGTGGTGATCGGCCGGGCGATGGGCGCGACGCTGGGCCGGGCCCTTGACCAGGCGATCCTGGGCGCGGGCAGCGAACCGGTGGAGCAGGGGAGGGTGGAGCAATTTCGCCTCACCGGCGCGGGCGAGGGCCGTGCCGTTCCGTGTCTCTTCGGCCGGCTGCGTCTGGCCGGGCAGGTGATCTGGGCCTCGGATTTCGTGGAGGAGGTCACGGTCTCCGGCTCCGGCAAGGGCGTGCCGTCGGGGCCGAAGACGGAGGCGTATTCCTATTCCGTTTCGCTGGCCATCGCGCTGTGCGAGGGCGAGATTGGGCGCGTCGGGCGCATTTGGGCCGACGGGGCCGAGATTGCGCCGGCCGATCTGAACCTGCGGGTCTACACCGGCAGCGAGGATCAGCTGCCCGATCCGAAGATCGAGGCGGTGGAGGGGGCGGGCATGGCGCCCGCCTATCGCGGCATCGCCTATGTCGTGATCGAGGATCTGGCGCTGGGCCCCTACGGCAACCGGGTGCCGCAATTCTCCTTTGAGGTCGTCCGCCCTGCCCCGGCGGGCGTGCCGGATGTGGCGCGCGCCATCGAGGGGGTCGCGCTGATACCCGGCACGGGGGAATATGCTCTGGCGACCACACCGGTCTATGTGACCGATGCGGGCGGCGGGACGCGGGCCGCCAACCTCAACAGCGCCTCGGGAAAGAGCGATCTGGAGACGGCGTTGGACGCGCTGACCGGCGAGGTGCCGAACTGCGGTTCGGTCTCGCTGGTGGTGTCATGGTTCGGCGACGATCTGCGGGCCGGGCGCTGTTCGGTGCGGCCGCGGGTGGAGCGCGCGGATGTGGAGGCCGCGGACATGCCGTGGTCCGTCTCCGGTCAAAGCCGGGCCGAGGCGGGGACGGTGCCAGAGACGGAGGCAGGCCCGGTCTATGGCGGCACGCCCACCGACCTGTCGGTGATCGAGGGGATCGCGGCCTTGAACGCGGCGGGCCAGTCGGTGGTCTTCTATCCCTTCCTGCTGATGGAACAGATGGACGGCAACATGCTGACCGATCCCTGGACGGCGGAGGCGGGCCAGCCGCCGCTGCCATGGCGCGGGCGGATCACGACCGAGCTTGCGCCGGGGCTTGACGGCACGCCCGACGGCACGGCGGCGGCGGAGGCCGAGGTGGCGGCGTTCTTCGGCAGTGCTGCGCCGGGCGATTTCACCGTCACCGTCCAAGGGGTGGACTATACAGGGCCGGCAGAGATGTCCTACCGCCGCTTCATCCTGCACTACGCGCAACTTTGCGCCGCGGCGGGAGGCGTGGACGGCTTCTGCATCGGTTCGGAGATGCGGTCGCTGACCCAGATCCGGGGGGCAGGCGCGAGCTTTCCTGCGGTGCAGGCCTTCCGCCAACTGGCCGCCGATGTGCGCGCGATCCTCGGGGCCGGGGTGAAGTTGGGCTATGCCGCCGATTGGTCGGAATATTTCGGCTACCATCCGCAGGACGGCAGCGGCGACGTGTATTTCCACCTCGACCCATTGTGGGCTGACCCGGAGATCGATTTCATCGGCATCGACAATTACATGCCGCTGTCGGACTGGCGCGACGGCGACGACCACGCCGATGCCGGTTGGGGATCGATCTACGACCTGGACTACCTGCGCGGCAATGTCGCCGGCGGCGAGGGCTACGACTGGTACTACCACGCGCCCGAGGCGCGGGCGGCGCAGAACCGCACGCCGATCACCGATGGCGCCTACGGCGAGCCCTGGGTGTTTCGCTACAAGGACCTGCTGTCGTGGTGGAGCAACGATCATCACGACCGCCCGGACGGGGTGCGGGTGGACGAGCCCACGGGCTGGGTGCCGCGATCCAAGCCCATCTGGTTCACCGAGTTCGGCTGCCCGGCGGTGGACAAGGGCACCAATCAGCCCAACGTCTTCCTTGACCCGAAATCCTCGGAATCGGCGCTGCCGCGCCATTCCAACGGGCGGCGCGACGATCTGATACAGCGCCGCTACCTGGCGGCGGTGCTGGCGCATTGGGCAGCGCCGGAGAACAACCCGATCTCGGAGATCTACGGCGGCCCAATGGTCGATATGGCGCGGGCCCATGTCTGGGCCTGGGATGCGCGGCCCTATCCCTGGTTTCCCGGCAATGCCGAATTGTGGAACGATGCCGAGAACTGGACGCGCGGGCATTGGATCACCGGGCGGATCACGGCACGCGATCTGGGCCAGGTGGTGACGGAGGTCTGCGCCGGCTCGGGGGTAGAGACGGTGGAGACGGGGGCGCTCTACGGGCTCGTGCGCGGGTATGCCGTGGCCGATCTGGAGGGCGCGCGGGCCGCGCTTCAGCCGCTGATGCTGGCCCATGGCTTCGACGCGGTGGAGCGCGAGGGGGCACTGGTGCTCCGCTCTCGCGACGGCAAGGCCGACCGGGCGCTGACAGAGGATGACCTGGCGGTGCTGGACGACGGCGGCGGCGATCTGGTGGCCACGCGGGTGCCGGAGGCCGAGACGATGGGGCGGGTGAAGATCGGCTACGTGCTGGCCGACGGCGCCTACGAGACCGCCACCGCCGAGGCGATCTTCCCCGACGAGGCAAGCTTCGCCACCTCCTTCACCGACCTGCCGATGGCGCTGACCCGGTTCGAGGCCGCGGGCATCGCCGAGCGCTGGCTGGCCGAGGCGCGGGTGGCGCGCGACCGGCTGCGCCTTGCCCTGCCGCCGGCGCTTCTGGGCACCGGGGCGGGGGACGTGGTGGCGCTGAACGGCCGCAACTGGCGGATCGACCGGGTGGAGCTGTCCGGCAAGCAGGTGATCGAGGCGGTGCGCGTGGAATCGGCGATCTACGAGCCATCCGATGCGGTGGAGACGGCGGTGCGGCTGACGCCCTTCGTGGCCCCGGTGCCGGTGCAGCCGGTGTTCCTCGACCTGCCGCTGCTGACCGGTGACGAGGTGGAACATGCGCCGCATCTGGCTGTCACCGCTTCTCCCTGGCCCGGCAGCGTGGCTGTCTACGAGTCCGCGACCGACGAGAACTTCGCGCTGAATATCGTGCTTGCGGGGCGCGCGGTGATCGGCGTGACGGAGACGCCGCTGTTTCGCGCGCCGCCGGCGCTTTACGACCACGGCCCGGCCCTGCGGGTGCGGTTAAGCGCCGGCAGCCTGCAGAGTGTCGGCGCCGAGCAGCTTCTGGCCGGCGCCAATGCGCTGGCGATCGGCAGCGGTAGTGACGATCTGTGGGAGGTGTTCCAGTTCGCCGATGCCGTGCTGGTGGGGCCGGAGACCTACGAGCTGTCGACGCGGCTGCGCGGCCAGCTGGGCACCGATGCGCTGATGCCGGCGGATTGGCCGGTAGGCTCCACCGTGGTTCTGCTCAACGGGGCGGTGGAGCAGATCGAACTGCCCTCGTCGCAGCGCCGCGTGGCGCGCACCTACCGCATCGGCCCGGCCGAACGCCCGATGGACGATCCCGTGTACCGCGAGCTGCGCCGGGCCTTCGATGGCGTGGGCCTGCGGCCCTACGCGCCGGTGCATCTGGCGGTGGCCGAGGCGGGAGGCGAGTTGCATTTCAACTGGACCCGCCGCACCCGGATCGAAGGCGACAGCTGGGATCAGCTGGAGGTGCCGCTGGGCGAGGCGTTCGAATCCTACATGGTGCGGATCCTCGACGGGGCGAGCGTGCTGCGCGAGGTGATCCTGTCCTCCCCGAGTTGGGCCTACAGCGCCGCGGAACAAGCGGAGGACGGCCATGGCGGGGTTTTCCGATTCGAGGTGGCGCAGATTTCCGACCGTTTCGGGCCGGGCCTGTTCGCCGGACTGGATGTGGGCGGCTGA